TCTCTAACTTCACAGGTAACTTTGTATGGGTCCGAGGATACATACAGATTGAAGAAGGCGCTGTTACATCAATCCAATACAATCACTAATACGCCATGAAACTACTTGAATTTTTTAATAAGCCGCTTGATGTTAATAAAGACGTTAAGAGCAAATCTCCAAATCTTGATAACCTCGATGATGATTTATTTTGGTTTATAATTGACCACGATAAGTTACACAAGGATTATTTCTTCTCTATTGCTAAAAAGATAAAAACTTTAAAAGAGTGTGAACCGGAAATGATTCTAGAATTATACATGCCTATGGTAAAAAAGGGTTGTAAAGAATATTACCAAAAAGAAAAGTTACAGGGTAAATTAAGTAAAATTTTTCCCGTAAAGTTTAGAGAAGAGATGTGCCATAGAATACACGATCATTACTATGACGATATCGGGGCAGGAAAGTATAAGTTAGGATAATATCATGAAGTTAAATGAAGGCGGAAACGTTATACCAAATGCAGTTGAATTACGAAAGGCAGATTTTCCTTTAGTAATGGCTAATCTAAAAAAGATTCTTCCACAAGGATTAAATTTATATCCTATTGGATCAGCAGGGCATAAAGAAGTCAGCAGTGACATAGATGCACTAATAGATGCCAGCGAACTAATGAAGGCTTTTCCTGCTAAAGAATTAAAACTAAGTCGCAAAGCATTAGAAGATTATTTTAAGAGCAAAGGCCTGTTTGCCGCACGTACAGGTGTTAGCATTCACGTTGGTATTCCAATTGGTGCAACACAAGATGTAGTACAAGTTGACCTAATGGCAGTAGAAAATGCTGCTGCCGCTCAACCACTGCATACACATGACTACAGTGATCCACAAATGAAAGGTGGGACACTACATGGTATGTGGGCAGACCTTGCCAATATGAGTAGCGTCGAAGGGCACGAAAGTGTTATGATGAGTCCTTACAAAGGCCTAGTCGATCGTATGACTAAAGAATTAGTCACTAACAACAAAGACGAAATTGCCAAAATTATTATTGGACCTTCTGCATCAGCTGCCGATATGGGAAACCCACAACGAGTAATGGCTGCTCTAAAACCATATCCAGAAAAATATGTTGCTATTAGAGACAAATATTTTCCAGGCATGGATCTTAAAGAGGGTAGTCAAGAATGGTTTAGATTCTTGATAGATCATATCCTATGAAAATCCGCGAATTAATTATTGAAGCTGCGGCACCTACAGTAGGTCGTAAGTATCAACATATTGAAGATCTAGTGTTTACCAATGGTAGCACTGGTGGTCTACATGCTGTTGAACGATTGCAAAGCATGGGTAATCAAGGTGGTACGATTGAATTAAAATGGGATGGTAGTCCTGTCATGTACTGGGGCAAGGATGAGCAGGGTCGCTTCTCAATGATTCCAAAGAATGCTTGGGAATATCTCAAGCGTGGTAAGATGGAAGTTACACCCGGTGTTCCTACAGCTATGTATAGTCCAGAGGATATTAAGAACTTTGTGCTTGGTACTGGCAAAGCTACTCCAGAACAGATGCCGCAACGACAGGCATTTGCACAAGAAATGATGGACCTTTGGCCCTACTTTGAAAAAGTAAGTCCACAGAAAGGTTATGTAGAAGGTGGATTATTATTCTACCCTAGTAAGCCTGCACAGTTAAATCCACAAACACAAGAATACGATTTTACTCCTAATATAACAGCATTCCATATTCCGGTAGCTAGTGATCTAGGCAAACGTATTAAGGTTGCTAAGGTTATGGTTGCTGTCACAGGATATTATGACGCATTAGGTAGTAGCGAAGAAGGTCGGTATCCCAATGCAGAAGCATTGAGCACACCGGATGTTATTGTACAAGGTACTACTTATGTTGAGCAGGCGCCCGGTGTAGAAGACAAAGGTCTAGCTGCTGCTGAAAAGTTTATTGCTGCTAATGCTGCTCTTATTGATGGATTCTTAGCACCTAAGCCAGGACTGACTAAACCAGGTGACGTTCTATACAAATTCTATAATCAAAATTTACGCATTCCCGGAGTTAAGGACAAGTTCCAAGACTGGGTTAATGACAATGTTTCTCCAGGCCAGGCTGCTAAGATTCTAGCCGATCAAAGAGGTCTTAACGCAGTATTAAATGCTGTAGAGATGTTGAGTAAAGAAAAACTACAACTGATAACAAAGTTAAGTTCTGGTACACACGGCGGTATTCGTCAAACTAAGCCAGAAGGATATGTACAGGCACATCCCGGTACACCATTCAAACAAGACATGCCAGGACAATTTGTCAAGGCAATTGATCAAGCTAATTGGGCACCAAGAAGGGACTAAGATGTTTTTAAGAAATATATTTGAAGCAATACAACGCACCGGTCAAGGTAAAACTGCTGTTATAGGTTGGGGCCGAGGTATGGGTCACAAAGGACACATGATGCTAGCCAGTTCAGTTATAACACAGGCTGGCAAAGTAGGCGGTGATCCTTATTTTGTTGTTAGCAAGACAGTTGGTAAAGATGATCCAATTACTCCAGATGAAAAGATAGCAATCTACAAAAAAGTATTTCCACAAAGCGGACATATTTTCCAACCTGCTACTGATGAAATTCCAGATCTAACTCGTGTATTAGCAAATTTAAATCAACAAGGTTATACAAGTGTCACAGTAGTACTAGGTGCTGATCAAGTTAAGGCCTTTCAATATCTGAAGAATTACAACAATAAACCAGACAAATCAGGAAATATTTTATACAGTTTTGACAATTTAGACGTAATAAGTCGTCAAGAAACAGGCGATCCTAGTGCAGGAGAAGAAGGGCCTCGAGCTACACCTATGCGTCAAGTATTAATGGATCCTAGTAAGTCTGAACAAGAACAATTTGCAGTATGGCGTGATGCTATGAGTCCAGAAATTGGAGACGACGAAGTACGTGATCTAATGAACAAGGCTAAAGAACGTATGACCGCTATGAGTGCTCCTAAACCTAAGAAAGCAAAAGCTGTAGCGGAAGGCTCAAAAAAGAAAAAGAAAAAAACTTCAAGATCTTTGAGCAGATATTTCTTTCCAGGCTATGGCTATTACGGTAGTGGAGAATCTGGTGAAGGAGACGGCGGGGGAGGTGAAGGTGTAGCAGAAGAACCTAGCAATGCAATGGCTAATGCTGCAAGCCGACTAGCTAATAAAGATGATGGTAAGGTTGCTAAACTACGTGCTGCCGGAGACAAACGTCGCGAAGAACATTTAAAAGGCAGAAACATTGCCAAACGTGACACTACTAGCAAAGACGAGTGGGGTAATTTAAAAGAATTATCTAACGAGAAATTAGGACAATATAAGAAGGCTGCTGGGGCCCAAGCTAGTGCCGCTGACAAAGTAGGCAACTATAAACTTGCAGACAAACGTTTCAGTGGCATTGTTAAAGCAACTAAGAAACAGTTTGCTAACGATGAGAAAGTTGAAGAACTATCATTATTTAAAACCAAAGATACAAAACAAACAGATAAGCCTAAACCAACACCTGATGAAATGCGTAAATATTTTCAATCTCAGGATAAACCACTAACTCAGCCCAGTATCGATATGTTTAAGAAAAGAGAAGTGCGTGTAAGATATGCAGACGAATCTAAGAAAAAAGGCGCAGATGGCAAAGCCTGTTGGGATGGGTATCGTTATAACGGTACCAAGAACGGTAAAGATAGTTGCGTAAAAGTCAGCGAAGATGTGCAAGATGTTATGGATATCTTAATCAATAAGATTATTATGAATGAAGCAATACAGAATAACCGTAAATGACGTTCCGCAAGATAGTGGAGATGACGCTTATCTAGCCCCAGAAGATCCGATTCATGCCTTAAAAGCAACTAGCATTATGGGCGGATTAGGCGGGCAAGCCCGGCTTGCAGAATACAATGCTACACTAAGACAACCTGTTGTAGGCAGTAATAAAGGACAGATACAACGTGAGCAGGGCATTAAACCTGGTACAGATGAATGGTTTAAGTTATGGTTCGGACGTGGTAAATAATACATTATGAAGATACTCGAACTTATCACTGAACGCACAACGGGCAAGTTGTCAAAAAGACAACAGAACTCTACACGAGGATTACACCTATTCAGTGATGCAGAAAAAGCCAATAGTGACTACACCTTTAACAGGGTCGGACTTGCAGCCGCAATGTGCGACGGGACAAACAATCCAGACGTTGATTACCTAAGCTGGCTTGGAAAAAGGAAAGTAACCGCCCCCTATACTAAAGTAGAAGCCGATATCCTTAAACAAGCCTACAAAATTGCAGGGGCAAATTATACAGATCTTAACCACGGTGACATGAGTAGTAAAGAGTTATCTGGTACAAATACTGTAAGCCCTGTATCAAATTGGAATAAAACAAAATGACCAGCGAATTTAAAAAAATAAAAAACAACGAAGACACTCACTATGTGCTAGAAACTGCCACAAGTGGTGCGACCAGTGCAGGTGTTGTTGCTACAGCTCCTGGAAAGAGGCGTGAAGATAGCATCCTTGCACAAGAAAAGAAAGAAACACCAAAGCCTCGTAACTTTGTTGCTAAGAACGCTAAAATGGGTGGTGCTGGTCAGCACAAGGATAAGAAGAAAGCTGAGAAACAGGGTGATGTAAAACATAAGAAACCGTTGGCGGAATCGTATGCCGAAGATCTAGCAAAACAAGTGTTTAACGCAAACCCAAATATCAAAGACGAGAACGCAGTATTAGATGCGGCTTGGCCTATAGCAGTAAAAGACCTAGGTAATAAAAGAGCCAGGTCTGTATTCAACTATGACGAAGACTTTCCCAGTGACCTAGTCAGTGTCTACGGATGGTTACAAAAAGATCAGCAAGGTGTGGCGGAGGCTACCGGTGACGAGAGATTTGACACCATGATGGGCAAGATTACAGGTGGTGCTGGTGCCAGGCAAGGTGTAGATAATTTGAATAAGTCTCTTGCTGCAAGAACAGGCAGCGACCCCGAAACCGCATTGGCCAAATGGGGGCAGGAATTTATAAAATGGCTTGAAGATATTTGCCGTAATTTTTCCAGGCAAGGTGTAGATAGGTTTAGTAAATTAGAAAAATTAAGCGAATTTGAAGACGGTGGCGAAACCATGGCGCACTGGTTGATTGAGGTTGCTAAACAGACCAAGACCGCGGGTATTACACTGGCAGACATACAGGAATTTTCTAGCGAGTTTAATACTCATGGAATGTGGCCTTGGCAGCAGTTCCCTATAGCCTGGAGTCAGAACGAATGGCAAGACTATAAAGATCAATGGACTGGCCCCGATGGTTACATTGCCAATCTGAGACATAGTCCCGAGCAAGGTGTGGCGGAAGGCAAGGACGACAAAATTGCTCAACTAAAGAAAGACCATGACACAGCAGTGCATTGGAGCAAGAATGAAACGAGTCCTCAAAAGCGTGAGGCTGCTCGTCAAAAGGCTGAGAAGATTAAAGCACACCTAGAGAAACAATATAAGCAAGGTGTGGCGGAAGGCCAGGTGACACCTAATCCTTATGATCGAGGTTACTACGATGGTCAAAGAATGGGATCAAACTCGTATCATAATCCTTATAGTAGAGCAGATGAACCCACTGAGTGGGATGAATATAAATCGGGGTTCAATATGGCCCAGATAGAATTACAAAACGATCTTGAAGACAACGGGTTTTCAGAAGGTGTGGCGGAAGGCTTTAACGGTGAATATGATGACGAAGCAGGTATGGCACATACCAACTTGCTTACTTCAGCAAGAGCAGTTATGGGATTGTTAAAGACTATCGACGACAAAGATAATTTACCAGAATGGGTACAAGAAAAGATTGCCAAAGCAGAAATGATGTTAGTTGGCGTTTGGGATTATCTACAAAGTCAAAAAGAACAAGGCATTGATCCACAACAAGATGCCAACGAAGCATACGGCCGTTATGACCGTAGAGACGCATATCAGCGTGATTACGATAGCAGTGTAAGTGGAATGGACCGAGGTAATAATCATAGAGATGACGAAAGACACGACCTAGATCCAACAGACTGGTACATTGTTAAAGATGGCAAAATGTTCAAAACGTCTGTCTACCCTAATCAAGAAAAAGAAGCAATGGCACGTGGATACAGTCGAACTAGGGAAGAAGCTAAATCAAAGGCTGACAATGCAATGGAAGGTGTAGACCCATACTTTGAATCATTGAGATCCAAAGTTGAGGAACTTGCAAAAAAGTAAGTGAGCAGGAACCTCAAGACCCTGCTGCCGAACCAGCACAGGCTCCTGCTACAGAACCAGTTAAAAAAATTGGACCGCAACCAAAACTAAAACCTGATATGTCTTTGGACTATTGGAAAGAACGTTTCCAAACTGCCAATCCAAGTCAGTATCATCAGTTCAAAAACAAGACTCCCGAAAAGAAAGACCAAATGGCAACTGCGGCATTGTACGCGGCACGCCAACCTAAATAATCTTTGTCAAAACCATTGACATACACCATACAGGTGTGTATAATAAAGACTAACAGGAGATACACATGGGCAAAGCATTTGGCGCACCAGAACAAGCAAAGATTAAACAAATTGTTGCAGAAGGCATGACTGTCATGCAAGAGATTCAAGACCTCACAGAAGGATTGAATGAAACAATTAAAGCAGTAGCAGAAGAACTAGAAGTCAAGCCTAGTGTTATTAAAAAAGCAATTAAGATTGCACAGAAAGATACATGGGATCAAGTATTCCGTGAGTTTGATGATCTTGAAACTATTGTCGACATCAGTGGACACAGCTTCCGTAAGGAAGACTGATGAGTCATTGGGGTTACCATTTAATGTTAGATTGCAGCGGATGTGAAACTATCGACAGCAAAGAAAACATTTATAATTTTGTAAAAGATCTGATACAACAAATTGATATGGTTGCACATGGCGAACCTATTATTGAATATCTGTTGCCTGGAGATCCTAAACAAGGATATAGTTTGATGCAGTTAATCACAACTAGTAACATCTGTGGACATTTTATGGAACTAGATGGTACTGCATATTTTGATATTTTTAGTTGCAAAGAATTTGATCTAACATTGGCACAGAAAGTAGTGAAACATTATTTCAATCCTAAAAAAATTAGAGTAAATTTTATCACAAGGCATGCAGGATAATGGATCAGATTACTAATACATTTGTAAACGTATATAACTGGGCTAAGAGAGACTATAAAGAATGGCCTACTCGTTTCACACTGGAAATTACAGCATGGTTTATGAGTCTTGCCTGCTCGCTAGTATTAGCAACGGCAGTAACTGACCCATTGTTTTTCTATCTCTATCCAATATTTATTGTACAATGTGCTATCTTTGGATGGGCTGCATGGACTCGTAAGAGTACAGGTATGGTTGCTAACTATACACTATTAGTCACAATTGATCTTGTTGGCTACATTAGACTAATAAATATGTAAGAGTACAGTTTGATCAGCTACAAATGATCACAAAGATGGTTGCCGGCCATAAGCGGTAGGAGAAAAATATGAGTTATGTAGACGCGATCTGGAATCGCGATAAAGACATTATCTATGTCGTCGAACGAGATCCTAAAAAAGGCAGGATCTATCAAGAATACCCCGCACGTTATCTTTTCTATTACCCGGACCAACGGGGCAAATATAAATCTATCTACGGAGAAAATCTCAATAAGGTAACTTCTAAGAGCTATAAAGAGTTCATGAAGGAAAAGAAGATACACAGCAGTCACAGTCTTTATGAAAGTGACATCAATCCAATATTCCGAAATCTAGAAGAAAATTATCTAGGTAAAGATGCACCTAAGCTAAACGTAGCATGGTTCGACATTGAGGTGGACTTTGATCCAGAACGTGGCTATAGCACTCCTGAAGATGCTTTTATGCCAATTACTGCAATTGCTGTTCACCTACAATGGTTAGACACGCTAGTATGTTTTGCTGTTCCACCTAAAACGCTCACAATGGAGCAGGCACAAGAACAAGTTAAAGACTTTCCTAATACAATCTTATTCGAAACTGAAGGAGAAATGCTCAACGCATTCTTAGACATTATTGAAGATGCAGACATCCTAAGCGGATGGAACTCAGAAGGCTTTGATATTCCATATACAGTAAATAGAGTAACAAAGGTCTTGAGCAAAGAAGATACAAGAAGATTTTGTCTTTGGGATCAATTTCCAAAGAAACGGGAGTATGAAAAATATGGAAAAGCGGCTGTTACTTATGACTTGGTTGGTCGCGTTCATTTGGACAGTCTCGAGCTGTACCGCAAGTACACCTACGAAGAACGCCACTCCTACAGGTTGGATGCTATTGGAGAAATGGAGATAGGTGAATCTAAGACTGTCTATGAAGGCACACTGGATCAACTATACAACAAAGACTTTAAAAAGTTTATTGAATACAACAGGCAAGACTGTGCATTGTTAGATAAGCTAGATAAGAAACTAAAGTTCTTGGACCTAGCTAACACACTGGCACACGAATGTACTGTATTGTTGCAGACTACGATGGGTGCCGTAGCTGTTACTGAACAGGCTATCGTAAATGAAGCTCACCATCGTGGACTAATTGTTCCAAGTCGACCTGTTCGCGACGAGGATGCTAATAACCAGGCAGCTGGTGCGTATGTTGCATATCCTAAAAAAGGTCTGCATGACTGGATTGGATCAATGGACATTAACTCATTATATCCTAGTGCAATTCGTGCATTGAATATGGGTCCAGAAACTATTGTTGGACAATTACGGCAAGATAGAACTGACCAATTCATTCAAGAACAAATGTTGGTCCATAAGAAATCATTTGCATCTGCTTGGGAAGGTATGTTTGGTAGTTTAGAATACGAAGCAGTTATGCGGCAAGACAAAGCATATGAAATTACTGTTGATTGGCAAAATAGTGAACAGGACGTATTAAGTGCAGCTGAAGTTTACAGATTAATTTTTGAAAGCAATCAGTCCTGGATGTTGAGTGCTAATGGTACAATCTTTACCTACGAGAATGAAGGTATTATTCCCGGCTTGCTCAAGCGATGGTATGCCGAACGTAAAGACATGCAGAAAAAACTCAAGGCCGCAATTGATGCAGGTAATAAAGTTGAAGAAGAATACTGGGACAAGCGTCAGTTGGTTAAAAAGATTAACTTGAACAGCCTGTACGGTGCTATTTTGAATCCAGGTTGTAGATTCTTTGACAAACGAATTGGACAGTCAACTACGTTAACAGGCCGTGCTATTGCACGTCACATGGCTGGCAAGGTTAATGAAATGATCACAGGTGAATTTGATCACGTAGGCAAAGCTATTATCTATGGTGACACTGACTCATGTTATTTCTCAGCTTACAATACATTAAAAATTGATATCCAAAAGAAACTA